AACATTTGCTGTCCTGTTAATGTTTTTACCAACTTCTAAGAGTTGGATTGAATTCTGTGTGCTGATCATAATTTAATGTTTTTATATTATTTAATATTTTTATTTTATATTGTTATTGACTAAGAAAAAGGAGTTGCAGTTGTACCTGAAAGATTACTTGTTCCTGATACAATCCATTGTGAGGCTGCTGTACAAGTTACTGTAAAAGTAGATCCAACAATACCTGCTGTTACTGTAGTAAAAGCTGCTGTAATAGTTGTTCTTACATCTGCTGCAACTGCTGTATAAATTACATCTGCTGCTGTAGATTTATGTCCATTAATTGAACCATAAAAATAATCAGTTGCAACTCCTGTTACAATTGAATTAGCTCCTGATGTTAAGGATGCTGTTGAAAAGAATGTATAAGTACATCCAATATTAGCTGCTGTAGCTGCTGGTAATGTAAATGCTGTTCCAGCTAATCTATCCATTAGAATTATACTTCCTGATTGATTTACTGTTAATGTTACTGTTGCTCCTGAACCTGATACTACCTGAGTATTTGGTGCTGTAAGTAATGATGTTTTGACGTTGTATGCCATTTTGTTTAATGTATTTTAAATTATTATTATATTTTTAATTTCTTTTATTACTAAGCTGTTCTACTAAATGTGTATGCCGTAGCACTTGAAAACATTATTGTAAATCTTGCTTGACCAGTTACTCCTGACACTAATGTTAGTGTTCCTCCAAATGCTGATTGAATTGCATTAGTTCCTACTGCTACTGTAACAGTATTTGAACCAGCAGTATTATCAATATACAAATCTAAAGTAGTTCCTTGAGTAGCTCCAAGATATGCTCCAAGCAATGTACCTGTTGGCATTGTCATTGTTACAGCAGCAGCACTTGTAGTTGTAATATAACCTGTAGCTACTTGAGCTGCTGTTAATGTTGCTGTAGCATTTACAGCAATTGAACTATGTTCTTTTACTGGGGATGTTTGTAAATTACTTACATCTGTCTGTAATCTATTAAAATTATCTGAATTAACTTGTAGATAATTTTCTTTTGGACCACCTCTTAAAACTGTAGTAGGTGTTATTTGAAATGAGTTTAAATTTGTAAATGACATTTTTATTTAATATTTTTTAATTAGTCTTTTAATTCTGTTTCTAAATTTGCTTTAACTGCATCATAATTTCCAGTTATCAATTTTACCTTATCTATAGTAAGTTGTAAAATTTGTGTATGTGTTTCATCTGAACCTTCCCACAATTGATTTGTTAAATTAGTTGTTAAATCAACTGGTACAGGCTTCTTAATATAACCCACTGTATATGAAGTTATGTTAAATGTACCATCTGTTATTAATGATTGAGTTCTACTTTCACTTCTTTCTCTTAAAACTTTACCTTGATTATTTTTAATATAAGGTTTTCTAAATGGATCTTCTAATGCTGTTATTAATTCTCCATGAGGAATTGATATAACTAATGGATGAATATATCTTGTTGTATTATTTGGAATAGAACAATCTAATATATTGCTTATAGCATCTTCATAAATAGTAAACCAATATACATCTGTAAAATTAGTTGGGCCTGAAGTTATTTGAGTATTAGGAAGTGTTATACTATTTGAATTAGGTAAAAAACCTGTTGTCAAAGTAGTATAAGTTTTATATCTAACTAATTCTCCTAAATCTTCAATTATTTTTTCTGTTACTTCAACATTTTTATATTTCTCTAAAACAAAATCTTCTATTACTTTGGTAACTATTGGATTTAAAAGTGTTGGAGTTATTCCAGGACTTGATAAATCATTTAGTTCATCATAGATAGTAAAAAAAGAATCTAAGAAAAATTGTTTGGTCATTATTTAATATGTGCTGAAACTTGAGCTTTTATTTTTAGTAAAATTTCCTGGTTCTTTTTATTTTGTAAAAATTCAACCATTTCATTTATGTGATTAGCTGTATTAACTTCTTCTGGAGCTTGTCCTGGCAATTTATATCCAGTCTTTCCTGATTTAATTAAAGCTCCTGCTTGTACTGCTTTTTCAATTAATACTTTAGTTTCAAAATGTTTATCTTCAACTATTAACAAAAACTCATCTATTGTTTGTACTGTAGATGTTTTTGGTGTAGCTTCATTAGTAATCATTTTTCTAACCTGAGCTTGTAACCAATCTAATTTAGCATCTTTAGGAACTTTCTTTCCATAAACTTCAAGAACATCTGTAAGTTTATCTATTGAGTTTTTAATTTCCCCAAAAGCTTCATAAGCTCTTTCTAATTTATCAGATTTCTTATTAGTTTCAATTGTATCATAACCATCTTCAAGTATAGCAAATTTATATTCACCTCTATCAAATCTAGCATCCCAACTAGGAGCTACATTTTTCATTACTTTTAAAATCCTATATCTTAGATTATCTACTGGATCAGCTAAATTTAATTTTAAATTATCTTCTCCAGATAGTTTAAATGTAAATGTTGACCAAAATGGAGAATTTGGGTCATAAAAATTTAAATCTCCATCTTTTCTATGTAATTTCTTTTCAAAGAATTTTTGACCTTCTTCTGATAAAATAGGAATTAATTGTCTTGTTGATTCACTTCTTGGTAAACTAATTGTTACTTTAGCTCCAGGAAACATTGAACTACCTGCTTGTTTATCACTAAACATATCTGTAGCTCTTGTAATTACTTTAATCTCAACTAATTTATCCTGTAAAAAATCAGTTTCTTTTTCTAATTCTAATGTTGTATTCATTCTTCTTTTCTTTCTTAATTATTTATTATTTTCCTTTTCTTACAAAGTCCCTTGGGAAAGAAGAAGAAAGGAAGGAATATTCCTCTCCTCTTCCCCTTGGGTTTTAATTATTATACAAAAATTTGGTTAAACAAAATTGGGCAAAATGCGGGCTATCTTAGTTGGATTGTTAATCTTCAATCCCATTTTAGCCATAACACCTATTTGATAAGCATCTTTTAAATTTGCTGACATACCTGGTCTATCAAAAGTACCATCTGGTGAGAAAGGATTTCTTAATCCTGGAACATAAGATATAATATCATTTTGTTCACCTTCTACAACTACTCTTTCAACATTTGGTTTACCATTAGATGTACCAATATCCATAATTAACATCTCATAAGATGATACTAGACCACCATCAGGATGTTGAATTGTATTAAAGGTTGGGTCATCTAAGAAAGGCATTTTACGAAGTTCTACTTCAATACCATTTACTGCACCCCAAGCTACATATTGACCACCAAATTTTAAATCATTACCAGTTCCAGTAATTCTATTTCCAGCATTCATTGTTGCAAATGGCATACCAGCGGCTTGAACTATTTTATGTAATTTTTTCCA